TAATTTTGTTGCTGCCATAGCTGCAGTTACAGGATTATTTATTTCTCTATTAGTATCTTCCATATTCATTAATGTTGTTGCTAATCTTAAAGATGTTCCTGTATCTTTCATTAATCTTGAATTAACAGTTCCTACAAAATTTTCTCCAACAGATTCTATTTTAGGTATTTTTTGTAACTCTCCAAAATCTGTAGTTAAACCAGTAGCAGCATAAGATATAGGAGGCATGTCTTGTCTTTCAGGTTCAGGTGCTGTTATACCTAAAGCTGCATTTAATTCTTCTATTAATTTATTTTTTTCATCTTGATTTAATGCATCTGTTTCTGCAGGTGTTCTAGTAGTAGGTTGAAATAAATTACCTTTACCAAAGTAATCTAATGTCACAGGACCTACAATCATGTTTTGTCCATTAGGTGCTTTTTCAATAGTGCCTAATGCAGTTTTCTTTTGTGTACTAGCTATGTTACCTGCTAAAGATTCTTTTGTTTGTAGTTGTCCAAAACTTCTTTTACCTACTCCATCTGATATATTTAGTTGATTACTTCCATCTGCATTTTTAGTAACTGTAATACCATCAGCCACATCTAATGATGCTAAATCTTTATCTGCTTGATTCTTTAAATATAATCTAAGAGGATTACCAACAATAGGTATAAGGGCTAGTAAAGGTATGTCATTACTTATTCTAACATTAACATCTTTATTATAGTTATCAGGATTCTCTTGAAATTTTATTTTATTTAATGCTTTTACAGCTTGGCCTAATCCTTTTGCTGTAGGTCCTATGTTTCTTCTAAAATCTAATTTTCCTGCTGCATCAGGCTTATCATCTTTATCTTGAGGTTGTTCTATTGGAACACAAACTTTTTTAACTGGGTCAAATTTAAATCCCGGAGGACATGGGTCTATTGCCGGTGCTTCTGGTTCTACAGGAGTTGTAGGTGATGTGGGTGCAGGAGTTGGTGTTTGCATAATACCTTCACCTGCTTGTGGAAATTGTGTTGAATCAAACTGTGGAAGCATAGGTGCTTCTATTTGTTTTAGTTGTCTTTGAAAATCTTGTTCTTCTGTACCATACTGTATAACTGCATCAGGCCCTACATACTTTTGACCTTGCATTGTCATAATACCATCAGTAGCAGAATCATAAACATTTTGTGTTGTGCTTACATTAGCTGCACTAGCACTAAATGGAAACATAATTCCTTGTGCTTCTTGTTCTAATTTTTTTTGTAAATCAGATAGTGCTGACATTTATTTAAGCTGCTCCTTGAGGTTCATTATTTGGTGCAGTAAAGCCGCCTTCCCCTGCAACTTGTGGAGTTCCGACTCCGATGTTGCCACCTCCAGACCCTTGTGTGTCTGCGACATTTGCTCCTGCAGGTATTCCGTTAACAGGTCCCATACCACCTTGTTGTGGGTTAGGGCCTTGAGTTTGTTGATTTCCATTCATGTCTCCCATCATCTTCATAAAGATTGCAGCTTTCTCTGGGTCATTGACTAATTGTTCTGGGTCAATGTCTAAAGACTTTGCAATCTCTTTTATAATGCTATGCCATTTTACAAAAGGTGCTAAGAATTGATTTGATGCTACTTGCATAAATGTCATCAATCTTTGTGACCTAACTTCTTTTGTCATAAGAGATGTAGTGCCTTGTGCTTTAACATTTAAGTCACCTTGTATTTCAGGAACATCTTTATTAAATTGCATATTCCAATGAAACAATGTTTCTCCTAATGGCCTTAATAAATAATCATCTATATTTTTAATAACTGTTTTAATATTTAAAGCAGCAGCACCCATTAACATAGACATACCAGATGCTGTTCTAGTTGTAGATTGTATACCTGTTTGTCCATGAGAATAGGAAGGTATACCTGTGGACTCATCTGCTAATTGTCTAAACCTATCAAACATCTGCATATTTTCAGGAGCAGTATTTGGGAATCTTAATCCATGTATAGCTTGTCCTGTTTGTCCACTTTGTCTTCTAAAAATTTTGCCCGGATAAACAGTCATGTCTTGACCGGGTACTAACATAGTTTCATCTACGTCAAAAACTAAATTACCTGCTAGTGCTAAATTATCAATAGCCATTCTTGCATGTCCATTCATAATTGTTTGTGCATCATCCATATTTTCTGGAATACCTACACCAAAAAATTGATAAGGATTTATTTCATATGGACATACTAAGAAAGGATTTCTTGCAGGTGTAAATGGATTTAATACTAATCTTAATACTTTACCGTTTGAAATCCAAGCATTGATTTGAACTTCATCTAAGTCATCAGATATTTCATCAGGCATTTCTATACCTGCTTCTTCTACTAGGTACTTATCCATTGTACCCCAGTATTCTAAAACTTCAAATCTATTTTTATTAAACTCTTCTTGATTTTCTCTATCAAACAAAGCAGTTTCATAACTTCTTGTTTCATAGTTAGGACCACCTTCTAGTAAATCTAATATAGCAGACTTTCTAAAAAAAGGTCTATTAATTAAATCTCTAATTTGTGTTCTGTTAAATATGTGTCTTTGAATAACATAATCAGCATCTTCGATAGTTACAGCATCAGGGTCAGGATATAAATCCCAACAACTAACAGCTTCTACTCTAGGAACTAATTTAGTTATAGGTGAATATTCTCTTTCACCTTTTTCATTTTGTTTCCATTTATGTTCTTGTTGTTCATAGTTAAATGGACCTTTTAAAATACCTGTTCCAAGTAAACACATTTCAAATAAAACATGTCTCATAACAGATATTGCATGAGATTCTTCTAGTTGGTCATGGATAAGTTTTTCCATGTTTCTTGCAGCTTCTTCTGCAGGACCTATCTGAGGCATAGTTTTTAAATCAGGAGCAGGTCCTTCTTCAAAACCACCTTTTGCATACTTTTCTTTTAGTCCATTAAATATTTCATCAGCAGTAGCACCCGGAGATATTTCTCTTCCATCACCTTCGAAACCATAGATATCTTCCATACGAGCATCTTGTCGTTTAAGATTATCTGGTTTTATGTGTGCATATTCAGCTATACCTAGAGGGTCAGTAGTAGGATGTATTCCTATTGGAAACTTACCTTGTGAAAATAATACTTCTATAAGTTGACCGTAAGAAGCTAATACTTTTGTCTTAGTTACCTTGACAAATACTTTAGACTTTTCAGAATCACGAAAAGCCATATCAGAACCATAAATACCTCTATAGTTTCGATAAGACCTTAACCATCGCTTTTCATCGTAAAGACGTGCTTGTTCTGATTCTTTTAATCTAGACTCGATAAGACTACCGAGATTACTATAAGAATCATCTTCAGTATCAGATAAGGATGTTACCTTATCAGATTCAGATGTCAAGCCACTATTGTTATCGTGTGGCATTATTTACCTCTTAGTAATCTCTTTCGTCAGCCATTGAGAAGACTTTACCATCTACCATGTTCTTCTTCTCTTTAGGAAACTCTTTATTTACTCCACCTTCAGCATAGTCAGCAGGAAAAGGTGCAGCACCTTTAACTACTAATGTAGAAGGTCCTTTTGCATCTCCCTGTTTTGCAGCTTCGTTTCCATACATGTTTTCAGGTAATTCACCCTGCACATATTTTTTCATGATTGCCATTTTATTTTTCTCCTTTTAATTGTTTCTGTATGTAAGGTAATAACCAAGGGTTATCTACACACACAGTTGTTAGTCCATTCGCAAAAGTATTGCAAATTTTTTCTTCTTCTTTATCATCTAAATCTATACCCCATTGATATACTATAGCATGAAGTAACTCATGTATTAAAGTATTAGCATGAGATATATTATCTTCAGTTGATGATAAAGCTATCATTCCATCTGCAGCAAGAAACTGTCCATTTATTTCATTGCATTTAGATACGATGGAATCTAAATTTTTTATTTTATAATTTCTATATCCTATTTTAATATCTTTCATTAATATCCAAATACTCTATCTGCAGGTGCAATATGTTTAGGTTCATTAGTTTTATCTATAAAATCTTGTCTGATAGGATGAACAGGTCTACTCATACAACCATATCTTAATGCATCATAAGCATGGTCTTCTGCATGTGTATCTACATCTTCAGGATTATTTTTATCTGTAGGTAACATAGGTAATGTTCTAATTAAATTAACACAATTATCTAAAACAAATAAAGATGGATATCCTGTATTTTCATCTAACTTTAATCTTTTATGTATTTCTAATTTACCTGCTATTCTACTTCTAGGACTTCTATCAGAAGGTCTCCAACGACATCCTTCTAGTATCATTGTCTCTGCAATACTCGGTCCTATATCACCTCGTCTTGCCCAAGTAGAACTATCAAGAACTCCGTATCTAATATACTCACCATGTTCTTGTTCTAAAACTTTTCTAGCAAATAAATCTGCTGTAATTTTTTTTGTATATAGTTCTCTGTAAACAAATAAATTATTATCAAAATCTACTGCTATCCATAAACAACATGCAGGTGAACTATATCCCCAGTCACATGCTCTAAACCTCATCCAGTTTCTAGGAATATCAAAAGGTTTGATAA